GTGCCGCTGTTCGCACTGGACACAAATCTTCGCGCCGCCCGCCATCGGGATGATGTCGCGAGGGGAGCGCGGCTTGCTGCAGTAGGGACAGACTTCCGCGATGATGATCGCGCCGCGTGTCATTAGCAGCCCGGCATCCCGCCTTCCGGCTTATTCGTGGTCCCGAGCATCCGGTTGCTCACGCCTTGCCAAGCCGGCATGACGGGTTTCGACCGCTTACTGCGGCCTGGATTCTTCTTGAGATGAGGAACCATCCGCGGCACTTTCGGCTTCGCTACCACTTCGGGTGGACGGAGCGACGGGTCTTTCGTCGTCATTGGAGACTGCGCCGGACCTGCCGGAACTTTCGGTTGGAAATTGTTCATTTGATTTCACCTTTCAAAATGGAGGGAATCTGGAGCACGGTTCTCAGCGCGTAGATCACGCCGCGGGTGTATTGGGTGCTCTCGATGTTGGCGGGGAGTTCCAGTTCGGCCGAACGCCGAATGATCTCCTGCTGGATCCGCATCTTCACCAGCGCGTAGCCGGTGGAGCGCTCCAGTTCGAGGATCGCGTCGCGGTCCCCGTTGTCGAGCGGTTCCGGCTTGAACTCCGAATACAGCGTGTAAAGCTCCTGGCCCCGTATCATGCGCATAGCCCATACCTGCTCTCGCAGGCCTGCCGCTCGAACATGATCTCCGGCAACTCTTTCTTACCGCCGCGTTGAGTCCGCGCCCACGCGAGAACCTCATCGATCCGGTTCAGCACGCCATCGCGTCTTACCGGCACAAAGAACGTGTAGCCCGTGCGTTGCTCGAAGCGCCGTATCTTGTCGATCAGCTCCGGACGCCGCAGTGACCAATTGAGGATGTCGGCTTTGCTCGAATTGACGCAGGGCGCGCAGCCCACGCGGTTGAAGCCCAACTTGTACAGCGGGTTGACTTCCTCGCCGTGCGCCTTGCAGTAGTCGAAGCACATCTGCTTCGTCCAGTCGGCTATGGGCATCGACAACTCGCAGTCAAACCAGTCATCCCATTGCTCGATGGGCGAGTCCTTGCGCTTTGCGCTCTCGTCGCGGCGAACGCCGGCATACCGCTTGAAGGCTTGACCCTCGAAGATGCCACCAGGGCCAAACGTCTCCCGGATCCAGCGGCGCTGTGGCGCGAGCTTGAGCATATGCGTGCAGAACTGAGTCAGGCGCGAGGGTGGCCGCTTCTTAATCTCGATGAGGAACTCCATGGTGAGGACCGCTTCGCCGTCGAAGCCGCGCGTCTCCGCGAACCCCGGCGTTTCCCAGATGTCCTTGACCTTCGCATCGCAGTGGGTGATGGGGTGGACCGCCTCCGAATAGCGCTCGATGAAGTCCATGGTGAGCGAGTCCTCCCACTGTCCCGCGTTCGAGTTGGTGAGGATCACGTCCTCTTTCGCGTAGCGGTTAAGCACCCACCGCGCACAGGCCTGCGAATCGACGCCGCCCGAGAATCCCACGATATGTTTCATGCGGTGGTGTCCAAGTTCTGAATACCGGGAGGAATCGTCGCGCCTACCTGTTGCGGCGGCGCTGGAATGTTGCCTGGGTTCGCCGCCTGCGGAGGCCCCGGCTGTCCGGTTTGCGCCATCGGCCCCGGTTGACCGCCCTGCGGTTGCATGGCGTTGTGCATCATCTGGAGATGCTGCGCTTGCTGTTGCGCCTGCATCTGCTGCTGCGCCGGGTGAATGGATTGCATGACCTGGTTGAGCATCGACTGCATGAGCATCTTGGTCCGCTGCTGCTGGATCTGCTCCATGCGGTGTTTCACCATCAGTCGGATGGCTTGTTCGTCGCGATCCGGGTCTTTGGCTTCATCCTGGATCTGCTGAGTATGCGCGGCGATATGCTGCGCATCGTCATCCTGCGGGTTGGGCAGAACGTCGCTGTTGCCTTCGAGAATGAGCGTCCACTCCTGATCCGGGGTGCGCGCGGTATCGAGGTCCGGAGGCGCGGGACACAGGGTAGCGAAATCTTCGATGTAGAACTCGTGAGCGAGCCGGTTGAGCAGGCTCCAGAGCAGCTTGGCATTGGTCGCGACCAGCGGGTTCTGGATTGCAAGCTGGTAGAACGCGAGCAAGTCCTGTTTCTTCGCCGCGCGCTGCCATACGCTTGTCGCGAACTTCAGACGGAAGTCATAGCGCCCGCCAAATTCCTTCGGCGTCATGAAGGCCCCGCCCTTCTTCACGTCGAATAGCCCGCCAGCCTGTTCCTCCGTGACTCGGAAGAACAGGCCCGGTTCGGTGCGGGGAACCAGATCGCAGTCGAGATACCAGAAATCGGCAATGATCTGTTCCATGTCCTCGCGCAAGATAGTCGAATCGAGGTAGGCCCGAATGTTGCCTTCCTCGATCAGCGCGAGCTGGCCCGTCGCGGTGCGTGGCGCGTTGGGCGTTTGAATGGCGCGGCCGAGAGACTGGTCGGTGATACCCGTGATCCTCTCGGATGTTGAAATGTAGTCCTGCTGCCGCTCGACGGCGAAGTCGAGGTTCGGAGAAATCTTCACTACCTGAACCGACGACGGATCTTCCGTGGGAACCGCCATCCCGGGTGTGAGCTTGAACGTGCCCGGGCTCATGCCTCCCCCGGGTTTGAAGAACACAATCGGCCAGACTGACAACTCGCCGGCAGCCGAGAACAGCCGGGAGTTCGCGGTGGCGTCGTCCTCGAGATCTTCGAGCAGCCCACCGAAGCCCTTGGGTCGATAGGTGCCGTCCTTGATGAGCGTCGACTCGACAAACGGACGGCGCTTGCGCATTTTCGGGTAGAGCTGCAGCAGATCCTGGATGCCCACGATCTTGCGCATTCCGGGTATGTAGCGGACTACCCAATCGGCCTCGAACATGGAGCGCTTATCGAGGTCATCGACTTCCGCGTCCGTCTTTCCTTTGAGCGGTCGCCACTTGCCGTACCACTCCCACATCCAGATCGAGCGGCGGCCGAGAGTGAACAGTTCGTACTCGACTCCCTCCGATCGTTCGCGTTCGGCGCGGACGGGATCTTGCCCCGTCATCGTGTAATCGTTGGGTGCGCAGTTCTTCGCCCAGTCGAGGAGTTCCTGGACCATCTCGGGCTTGCTGGTGCCCTGGTAGAGCGTGCCATCGCCGCGTTGGAGGTCATCGACGGTGACGCGCACGCGCCGGATCACGAACGCGAAATCCTGAATCGAGGTGACGCCGCGCTCCGGAGGGACCATCACGTCGTCGGGTTCGCACGGGAAGAATCCCGGGCCTTCGTAGTCGCAGACCTGGGTTGGCTTGCCGCCCTTGAGAGTGGTGAACTCGCGACGCCACCACGGACGGTAGGCGCACGACCAACCGTTGAGAATCCGCCTGAACTGGAAGATCGTCAACGGGTTGATGATCTCCATCTGGTCAAATAGCCTGGAGGTCATGTAGCGGCCGACTTTGCGAGGCAGGTCCGCGTCCGATGGCCCGGTGGCCCGCGCGGTGATCTCGGCATCGTCGCCTAAGAGGCTCTGCAGGTCGCGGGCGAGCTTGTTGAAGGTTTGCCACTGAACGATGGGTACGACGTTGTTGGGCTTGCCCTCGTCGCCGGCCATCGGAGGGGAAACCCGCTTCTCCCACTTCTTCATCCACGAGGCGCACTTCTCGCTCCAGCCGATGTGAGAGGCCTTCGCCGCCAGGAAGTCCGTCTCGATGCGTTCGATGAGCTTCGACTTCTCTTCTTCGGGAACCGTGAGCTGGAAAGACTTAGACATCCTGCCCCTTATCGCCATCCCCCGGCCGCGCGCTTAGGTGGGGATCGTGCCGCTGCCGCCATGCGAGTTCACGCCGGCAGGAGTGCTCATTCCCACAGGGCGCCGCCGCGCAGCCAACGCAGGGCGAGTGTGCCACGGCGTTGCACCACTCCGCGTGATCGTCCCGTCCGAGAGCGCAAGCCATGCAGGGGACGCCGTAGGTCGCCAGGGTCGCCTGCTGAAACTCGCGGATCTCCCGCTCCGTCTCCGCAAAGACCCGCTTCCAATTCAGCCGGCAATATGGCGCGTGCTCGCCCCGGTCGAATACGCAGGCTTCGCAGCACTTCTCGGGGTCGGGTTTATAGGGATTCGATCTATTGCCGTCTCGGTCAGTCATCGTCGTTCCTTTTCTGCACGCCATACCTGGTTGGCTGCCAGTTCTCGTGTGCCTGCGCCTGCGACTCTCGATACACGAAGGCCCGCCGCGCGTAGGGCAACCCCTCGACAGCCAGTGCCACGCCGAACACGTCGTCGTCGTGGTTGACGCCCTCTTCCCTGCCGCTGGGCTTGCGGACGAACTCACGGAGTTGCTGGATCGTCTCGGGATCGTGCAGGCGGATCGCGCCTTGCCTCAGCGCCAGGTCAAGATTCGAAATCAGCACGGGCCTGAAGATGGAATTGGTGTCGTAGCCCAACTCCTGCAGGAGCGGACTGCGGCGATCGGAGGGAGCGCGCTGCCGAGAATAGATCAGTTCGAGCGGGTACTGTAGCGTGAGGAGATGGCCGATAACCGCCTTCCCGACAGCCTTTTGTTCCGGACAAATGAACGCCCAGTTGTAGAACTTGCCGAGCCAGTAGAGCCGCGTGGCCCACGGAGCCGGTTCGTACCGCTCTTTGATCTTGGCGACTTCCTCGCCGGTGTCAGCATCGATAACAGTCGCACTGCTGTAATCCGGGTCGGAGCTTCCCGTTTTGGCGGCGACATCGATCCCCTCCGCGTGGTCCGCACCGATTACGTAGCGCCCTCCCTGCCGCGGCATCCGGTAGATCACCAGTTCGCCACGGCCGTCCTCGGACTGGAGGAACTGGACGCGCTTCTCGATGCCGACTTCCACGACTTCCAACCGGCCGCGTGGAGCGCTCTGCACGATCGGCAGACGTGCTACGGCCGCCATGTCGAAGATCGTACGTCCGCTGGACTGAAAGGCCTCCTGGGGGTTACCGGGGAACTCCTGCCGAAACCGCCCGATCTTGCCTTCGCACGCCGTTTCGATCTGGTAGCGCCGCCATGCCAGTTGATCGATGTGCAGGTTGTAGCGCTGCTGTTCAACAGCTTCTTCTGACTTCAGCTTGAAGTTCGGGCCCGCAGGGATGCGATACTCCGGGTGCTCATGGTAGCCGAAGAACACGAATTCCCATCCGGTCGAGCGCCGCGGGTCCATGGCGAGCTGGCACAGGTCGTAGAAGTCGCCGCCCATCCCGTTGGCCGTCGACTCGACAATCAAACCTGAATCCGGCGAGTGAGGGATACGCTGCATCAGCCCGGTCATTAGCGTGGCCATATCCCGATAGAACGCCGCTTCGCTCAAGTGCGCCCAGTTGTAGGGAGCGCTGCGTCCGATTTCGACGTTGTAGGCAGTGCCTACGAGGATGCTGGAATCGTTTGCCCAACGGATGTTGCGTTCTGTGTCTTTGACCAGATCCGGCAGCGTGATGGCCGATTCCTGGTCGGCGCCATAGGGATTTTCGGAATAACTGCGGATGTATTGCTGGTAGTACTGGAAGACAAGATCCGCGTGGCTTTCCGAGTCGGCCAGCACCAGCGCACGCCTTCCCGGAAAGAAGGGGATGCGCCGGAAAACCTCCGTGGCCGCGGAGCTGGACGCCCACACTTGCGACGCCTTGAGCATACAGACGCGCACCGGAACGCCGGCGCGTTCCTGCATCCGGATCGCGCGGTTGAGCTTTGCCCCCGCAGGCGAGTTCTTGTAAGGGACGGTTAGCCCCTCTTTGTTGCGAATGGTAAGGTGCTGGACGAACCTCCCGTGGTTGGAGAAGCCCGCAATCATGCGTTCGATTTCGTAGAGCGTGAGCGGCTTCGGGTTCGTCATGCCGCGAGGTTTTCCCGGAGCATCGCCAGCGCTTCACGGTGGATCTGCGAGAGTCGCGCCGGTCCCACGTCGACCATCTGGCTCAGTTCCACCAGCGTCATGTCGCCGGCATAAATCGCGAGGATGACTAGAGCGTGACGCGGCGGCAGTTCCTGGACTCGACCCCAAACGGCCTGGGTGTCCGTGGCGATCGCATCGGCCTCGGGCGACTGTCCCGCATCGGCCGGCTCGCCGTAGCCGAGCGGAAGATGAGTGTGCTCTTTGTACTCCCGGCGCCGGATCGAATCGAAGCAAGCGCCGTACACTCGCCGTCTCGCGTAGCCGCGGAACGGAATGCCCCTCGACGGCTCATATTTCCCCGCCAGTTGCACGAGCGCTACTTCCGCCGCGCCGATCAGATCGTCCTCGGTGAACCAGGTCGGGAGCATTCCGGCCACATGGCGCGCGATCTGCCGCGCCCAGTCGACATTCCGTTCGACCAGCACGTCAAGATCGCTCATGCTCCTCCGCTGCCAAGCGCCGGTAAGTGGCGAGCAATTCCTCCATCGGTCCTTCGAAGCGGTGGACTTGCTTGACCGTGCCGGTGAGTTCGGTGGTGGTGCGATAGCGCTCCGGACGCAGGCCTTTGAGCAGAAACTCAAGTAGTCCGTCCGAGTACTTCAGGACGCCCAACGGCTTTCGCGCGACGATCTCGACTTCTTTGAACAGCTTTTCGCCGGTTTCGGGATCGCGCGCCGGCAGGCCCGTAATCCGATCGATGATCGCGACTTTCTTCGTTTTGACGGGATAGACGAACTGGCCCTTGTAAATGTTGGGGATGAACACGCCGTCGTGAGCGCGCCGTACGGCTTCGGCTTCGAGCAAGTCCGCAGCCTGCCGGGTGGCCACAGTGAAGTCGTCGGCGTAACCGTCCAGCGTCTTTAACCACTCGTAATGCTGGAAGCGATTGACCTTGGCAGCCTTCGCCGCAGCGGTCAGCGATGCCGTTTCAGCGAAGGCCTTGAGGAAAGCTTTGTGCCTCCCAATAACGCGCCGCGGCATCCTATCTCTTGCCAATGCCGAGAAGGTTGTCGGTGCCGAGAATCAGCGAGCAAGCCGCCCCGAAGATGCCGATGGTCGAAGCGTCGAACAAGGCATCATGCTGGAAATACACACGCGCGCAGACGAGCGCGATCAGCAGCCCGCCGACTACGTTGGTTCGCCAAGTAGGAGTTTGCATAGTCAAAAGGAGGAGAGTGGCGCGGCCCGCGTCTGAAGAAGGTGAAGAACGCGAGTCGCGCCACTTTGGTATTTGGCGGGTGCCCAAACCCGCCAGCCCAAGGAACACCACCTGCCTATAAGTCGCCATCAGCGGGAATCTTGATCGGACTTACGCTGCCATTGGAGGTCGCAGTGGCAGCGAATCGGCGGCGTGCGGCAACGCCACGGGGAGCACTTTAGCCTTGCGGATAGCGCCCATAAAATACTCATCGAGGGGGAACAGTGAGTATGGCCGAACTTCGCGATACACGCGACCCAACTTCTGCTCGATCCGGTAAACGGCGTGAAAGAACGCGCCGCGGTCCATCGATAAACGCCGGCAACAGAGTTTCGAGTCGCCTCCCCACAGGAAGTGGAGCTTGAACAGCCGGAACTCGTCCTCCGTCAGCGTACGCTTCGCGATCAGATAAAAATCGGCCTTGTAGTCCTCCGCGACGCGAGACCAGGTCGCACTGGCTTCGGCGCCAGGGCGATGTTCGTAGCGCACCGCGCTGATATATGCGTCGAGGGCATCGCAGTGCTGGAAGCGGGCGAGACAGGCACGGAAAATGTTGCGCAGGACGCAATTGCACGGCCAGTTACCCGTGCGATGCGGCCCCGGCCGTAATCCCGTCCCCTCGCACTTCTCGCATCTCACGTTGGAGAGTCCGACGGCTTGCGAATGCGTCCACCGCATCGGTTCATAGGTAGCCTGTTGAGGCATCTTCATCTTCAGTACAGCGGGAGCGGCAGCCATTTATTGCCCTAGCCCGGCGGTTTTTTGGTGGTGCAGAATGCATACCTCGCGAGGGACAAATTCCCGATTGATGCGGTCTAACAGATTGAGCTGGAGTTCCGCGAGTTCCGCCCGCATCCGCTGGTTGAGCCACGCATTGACACACTGCGCCGCCAGAGAGACTACGGATATCGCAATCGCCCACTCCGCTGCGTTCACGCGGCCTTCTCGGCGGGAAGCGTCGCCTTCTCGAAAATCTTGATGGAGCGGTGTCCAGTGGCCCCGTTCTCGACCACCGCGGCTACCACCGTGGGATTGATCCGGTTGGCTTCGAGCGCCGCGAGGGTCACGGTGGCCAGCGCGCCGAACGCGCGCAGCGAGATCATCTTCATGAGCTTGAGCACGTTCACGTGGCGTTCGTTGCCGCGCGCACCCAGGTTGACCACGAACCGCGTTCCCTCGATGCTTTGCTCGGCATCGTCGGCTGCGGTGCAGGCCTGCCGCAGAGTCTTACGCAAGAACTCCTCCCGGGCGATCTTGGCTTTCCACGGCCCGAGTTCCTTCGAGAGCGTACCTAATTCGTCGGCCATCGCGGCAAGCGGGTCGGCCTTCGGTACGATGCTCAGTGGCGTTTTCTCTTTCTTGGCGGCACTCATGTCACCTAATAGTCGCCATCCGGCGAGTTTTCGAAAGTCAGGCGGCCAGTTGCGAGCGCAATATGGCGAGCGCTGAGGCGTGGGCGAGGGTCGCGCGCCACTTCGGAATCCCCAGCTTCTTGCCGGTTTCGGCCAGGTTGGGACTGGGACTTGCGGACGAATAGTAGACATCGAGGATCGCGCACTGTTCAGCCGTCAGCAGGTCTCTCAGCCCGCGGATACATTCGAGCTGGTCCTGGTGGTCGATGACGACTTCCATCTCGAGAGGCGCTTCGGCGGGTTCGGGAGCTTGGTCGAGGGGGGAATGAGTGGCATCGACGTAGTTGCGCCGCCGGATGCTCGAAAGGATCGTGAAGTGGATGACTTTACGGGCGTACACCGGAAATGGCACGCCGCCGTGTTCGCGTGGACGGTAGCGCTTGGCCGCGCGCATCAGGCCGAAGTAGCCCTCCGAGATCAAGTCGTCCGTCTCAAACGACGGCGGAAGCTTCTCGTGGATACGTAGCGCGATGGGAGGGATCAGCTTCAGGTTTTCTTCTATGAGCGCATTGCGTTCTGCTTGGACCCGTGACCTACGTTTGCCCACCGAGATCGGCACAACGCCACGCCTCGAATGAGCTTTCTCATATCGAGTGGGCATTCTACGCCTTTAATTCTATATTGTGTGATATTCGGCACACAACATAGAAAATGGGGTGTGTTTTGGGGGGCAAAGTTCTCAGATTTATTTTGTACGGGGTCGGAGTACCAATCCAGCTTCTGTTTTTTTTCCAAGGCGTGTTAGCTTTGTGGGGATGTTACCAACAACCCCACAGACCCAACAAGCCCAATGGCTGCCCGAGGGCTACGTCACGAAGGCCGCCGCCGCGGCCACGCTGAAGGTGACCATAGATCGCCTGCCGGGCATTGTCAGGGAGCGGAAGCTCCAGACGCTCAAGGTGCGCAACCCCGAGATTAACCAGGTGGTGACGGTCATCCACAAGGGCGCCGTGGAGCGCGAACTCTGGAGGCGGGAGCACGAGGCTGTTGTGCCTGTCGCCACCCTCGCCAACCCCAACAAGCCCGTGCAGGCCGCGTTGCCGGCGCCGGAAGCGGATGATCCCGAAATGGAAGACGACGACGAACCGCCGCCGTCGCCATGGCCGTGGCTCACGCTGGATCAGGCAGCGCGTTATTCGAAGCTGACGAAACGCTGGCTGCTGTGGGAGGCGGAGCAGTCGGTAATGATACCGGAAGCCCCGAGGGTTATCGCGACCCGCGATATGGGCAAGCACGCGCCGGGTGGCCGCTGGCGCTTCCACCGGGAGAGCCTGGAGCGCGCATGAGGCAAGCCGCGCCGGTTCGCACGAGGTCGAGAGCCTAGTGCTTACCCGCGTCGCCGCTAAGCTGGTGGATTCGATGGTGCTTGAGCTACAGGCGTCTGTGGTGGCGCAGGCGTTGAAGCAGGCGCGGCAGCACTGAGTAGCGCGATGGCGCTCCGGAGGCTGGTCAAGCCATCGGTGACTGCCGCGTTCAGTTCCGCGCCTTGCTGTTGATGCGCCAAGCGCAGGGCGGAGACTTCCGCCTGCAGGGTGGCGACCGCAGCCTCCGCGCCGGCAACGCGACCCTGCAGCGCGACGATATCCTCGCCGTGCTGCTTGATGAAGTCACTGGGATTCATGCCACTTGGGTCCATAGTCGTTCCTTCCTTCACTTCGCCGCCTTGGCGATCTCATAGTTCCACTCTACGACCCACGGACGGCCGCACTTCGGGCAGCTCGTTGCCGCCACGGGTTCCTGCGTCTCGACCTTTTTCCCGCAGAGACACTCGAACTGGAACGTGGAAGCGCCGTTCATCGCGTAGCTACCAGGATCGGTCTGCCAGCGTCCTTGCGTGTCGCCCGGGTCTCGCGGTGCTGTTCGAGGTCGTGGTGAAAATGACACCAATCGCAAAGCCACGACAAGTTTTGCTCGCGGTCGTCGCCGGCCAGGTGGTTGAGATGCGCGGCCCCGCACTTCGCCATGATGAAGCGCCGGCCGGTGCGAACATACAAATGCTCGGGCGCTGGCGCCGGGTGCGTCGAGATCTTGCCGTCCCAACTGTGCCAGGACAGCTTACGTTTGGCGTTCGCGGGCCTCCAGAACATGTAGGGCACGACGCCGGGAGACATGTAGGGCACGACGCCGGGTTCGGCGAGCATCTTGCCCACGATGGTCTCGACGGACGCGCCGTTGGGCTTCCCGCAGCGTTCGCACTGGTCGCCAGCTCGGGCGCGGATCCGCTCGCGGACCGCTTGCCAGTCCTTGCCGCGGTACAGGTGACGAAGATCAGCGCGGATTGGCATTAGGCCCTCCCTCGCACACGTGGCCTGCCGGATCGTCCATCGGTCTGCCGCAGTGGCTGCAGACTGACGGCAACGGAGGGAGCGAACGCAATACGCCCACCCGGTGCGCCGACCATATAGCGAGTTCCATCACCGTCGTGGTGATCCTCAGCTTGCCGTGGTTCGATCTCATGTAGGCGGCAGCCAACCGCTCGAGAGCCTCGTGGTCCTCCTGCGCGATGCCAAGCTCGATCTTCCCGTAGAGTCGATCTCCGGTCATGACGCCGCCTTTTCCGCCGCAAGCGGCTGCGCCGTGAAGCAGGCCGAGAAGTAGCAGCCAGGAGTCACACACACGAGGCCACCAGGCGCGGCGTCCACCACCGACTGTTGCCCGCAGTCCGGACACGTTCCACGGCCGTGCTCATCGACCTGCCAGATGGCCACGCGCTCCCGTGGCCGTGGATCCTCGCCCACTGCCGAATTCTCGCGGACGCTCATGACGCGGCCTTCGCCTGGAAGGAAGTGACGGCTCCCCGGCTGAAGTGGAACTGCACTTTTAACCGCAGCTCGGGTGCGAGCTGCGCCTCATCGATGACAAAGCCCTTCTGCATCGCAGGCTGGCCCACCACGGCTTTGTGAATGTCGAGCTTCTCCTCGTCGCTGAACCAGTGAAGCACTTGCTCCCAACGCCTCTGTGAAAGGATCATCCGAAGACCTCCAGGAACGCGACGGCCTCCCCCAGGACGCCGCCGCGCTGATTTGAGCTGATCGACCTGCTGCAATGCCGGCAGCTCGGCTTACGGGGCACACGCCCCGGAACTCGTATTAACTCGTGTCGCCCCTCTTGGGGACAGGCTCCGCCAACTTCCGGCGAAGTTCCCTCTCGGACTCCTCCATGACGCGCAACTCCTCTTCAGTGGGTCCGGGCGTAACCGGGCCAGGGGCAGCGCGGCCTCGTCTCCACTTTGCGACACCCTCTCTGCCCGCGAAGAACTCGGGCAGCTGGTTCCACAAGATGCCGGCGACGTTCTTATTTGGACCCCTGACACCTGCCGCGATCTCGCCAGCCCTCGCCGCGACTTCCTCAGCCGCAGCATCTCCGCAGTTCAGTAGTAACCGGCGAGCGCGGGAGTCGGAAAGGCCACCGTAGGGCGCAAAGGCTTCGAGGATCGGCTCGATGGACGGAGGGGTGGGTGTGCCGGGATCGTCGTATTCGGCTTTGGCTTGGGCAAGGTGGGAAGCACAGAGGGACGAATCCGGCTCGGCCAGTTCGGGGCACAAAATACAGCCAACCCGGCGTTCGGGCTTCGGGGGTTCGGGCGAAGGGTCGGGAGGGGCAGCAGCAGCAGGTTTCTCGGGAGTAATAAAGGCTGCTGCTGCTGCTTCCTTTCTTTCAATACTTTCTGTCCTTTCTTTCGGAGGCACAGAACCCTCATCCTTCGTTGAAGTTGGAGCACCCTCTGGGGGACGCGCGCAGATCTCTTTCACGAAGCGCGCGGCCCCCATTTCCGCCTCTTGGAGGATGCGCGCGACCTCCTTTCCGCGCAAAAGGAGGACGCGCGCGTCCCCCTCCGAAATCGTGACTTGCATTTTTTTACGTTTGAGGTATGCTGCAAGCGCCCCCCACTCACCGGGGAACCAAGCAGGAAGGGGGACGCGCGCGTCCCCCTTTTTCGGTAAGTCCTTTGTTTTGTTTGGCTGTTTTTCGCGCGGATGAGCCCATGCCAAAATCCGCACTCGGCCCTTTTTCGCCGTGCTGAGATCGCCACCGCCGATCTCTTCACGTTTGGCCAGACCTGCGTCCTCTAACTCCTCAAGGTAGCGCCTAACCTCGTTCTTGGAGTAGGCCGTCGCGGTTACGATGTCGCTCGGCCGGATATGCCGCAGTTTCCCGCCTTCCATGGTCGCGGCGTCCTCACGACGGAATCCCATCGTGTACATCTCCAGGCAGGCATAGACTTGTCGGGCTCCCGCCGATAGGCCGTTGGACATGAGCCGCCGACAACGGTCCTTCGTGTTGACGTAGAACTCGCCGGGTTGGATCTCGATGGTGTCGCCATCGGCTCCTCGGATCTTGAAGGTCTTGGCCTGGGCTGTGGCGGCGCTCATTGGGCACGCCCCAGGTATTCTTGCCCCCGGATCTCGGGATGGAATTCGTATATCTCAGCATCGGTGTGAAGTCGAGGTTTTTCTCCGCGGTTCGCGATGCACGCGGGGCAGCCTCGTTTCACGCCGGCATAGGTAGCGCTGCCGTCGTCCTGTGGATCGACTTGCTGGGTGCTCATCGGGCACCTCCCGCGAGGAAATAGGGGGCGGGGCATGTCGCGGCTTGTAGCTTGCCGCACATTGGGTCCCGTCGTCGTAGGAGCGCACCTTGCCCCCTCTCGGACGGCGGGGACACAGCTTGACCCCCGTCCGGATCGACCGGCGTGAAGAGAGGACAACACGGCGGGCGGAAACTTGATTTCGTTTGGGATTTGGCGGCTGATTCCATCTCGTCAAAACTCCACAGACTACGGGAGCGCCGGCGGGGATCAGCAGCCCCAGAAGGGCAGATTGCAAAACGTCCGAAAGGCTAGCTACAATGGCATCTGACATAGGTCAACGCCCGGTTGCCTTCGTTCGTTTTTATGCCAGTCGCTGGGGCAAGTCCCCGCGAAGTTCCTGCCTCAGCGCACTGGCTAAGAATTCGCGGAGGTGGCCGATTCAACCGAGGGCCTATGGCTCGGTGGGATGGGTTTAATTGGGATTGCTGCTCTGAAAAAGGGGTGGTGGGCCTAAGAGAACTCGAATCTCTGACCTTTTCCGTGTCAAGTAAGCGAATCGCGTCACTCGCGAAGTCTGGCGTGTGCGTGTTAGCGTTCACTCAAAAACAAGCTCCCATTTCCGGCATAATCCCAAGGTTCAGATAAAACTTTACCACTTAAAGGCTCCCAGGTCTTCATTTACCGCCCAAGCCGCCCAAGAGGCCAGTCCCAGCACTTCGCTGATTCGCAGGCCGCAGAATAGCGCGATCATGCCAGTCTCGAAGTCGTGTACGAGGGAGGGCGCGGCGGCGGCGGCAGGGCGCCGCGCAGCACGGTCGAGATCGCCGCGATAATAGCCGTCGGCGGGGAGCTTCTTCAATAAATCAGCCGTCTGCTTGACCGTGAGTTTCCGCTTCTCGTAGACGGCGCTTTTGCGGCCGGCCGTGGCGCGGAGCGCGGGGTTCTTGCCGTCATAGATTCCCCACAGTTCCGCTCTGGTGAAGATGCTACAGACCAGGTTGCGCAGGTCGGTGCGCGTCGACCACGATAGCCCGTCCTGCGTTTTGCGGGCCAGCCACTCATCGATTCGGCGGGTGTCGATGTCCGCAATTCGCATCCCGCAGAATCGCGGCTTCACGTGGCAGCGTAGCAGCGAGGAGTACTTCTGTCGCGTGGGAAACGCGAGCTGGGGCATGTAGGCAGTCTCGAAGTCGTGAACGAGTTCCTCGAACATCGTGGCGGCGAGGGCGGGAGCGGCAGCGGCAGCCATAAGAACCAAGGTTGTCACGACGGACGCGCAAAGTTCGACCCTCAAAAGGTTAGGACGGTACTGGTACGAATTTTGGAAAAGGCGCATGGGCGTGGGGATACGAGGGAGGGCGCGGCGGCGGCGGCAGGGCGCCGCGCAGCACGGAAACGCACGAAAACCCGCATTTATAAAGGGA